TGCAAGGGGAGAACAATCTGTAAGAAAGTATAAAGATGAGCTATCGATAAATGGTGATTTAAGTTATTTAAACTTAGATTGGAAACCGGTTCCAATAATACCAAAATTTGTAGATATTGTTGTAAACGGTATGGCAGATAGGTCTTATGATGTAAAAGCATATTCGCAAGACCCTGCAGCTATTAAACAACGAACCGATTATATTGAAGCAATATCTACAGATATGAACGCTAAACAATTAAACGACACGGTGTTTAACGAGTTGGGGGTAAATATATACAACACAGATCAAAACAAACTGCCTGAAACAAACGAAGAACTACAACTTCATATGCAGCTTGATTACAAACAAAGCATAGAAATAGCAGAAGAAGAAGCAATCAACAGTGTTTTTGATAAAAATAAATATGAAGATTTAGTTAAACGTATAAATTATGATTTAGTTGTAATAGGTATAGGTGCTGCTAAAAGTTCTTTCAATCAAGCAGAGGGCATAAAAGTAGAATACGTAGACCCAGCAGATTTAGTTTATTCTTATACTGATTCACCAAACTTTGAAGATATATATTATGTAGGTGAAGTAAAACAAATATATGTCAACGAACTTAAAAAACAATTCCCTCAGTTAACAGACGAAGAACTTGAAAGCTACAGCGGTTATAATAAAAGTAGCTATGATTATAGTAATTATGATTTAAATAATCAAGATGAAAACGCCGTAACTGTTTTATATTTTGAATATAAAACACATATGAATCAAGTTTATAAAGTAAAAAAGACCGTTACAGGTGGCGATAAAGCTATACAAAAAAACGATGATTTTAATCCACCAAAAAACGAAAGTTTTGAAAGAGTAAGTAGAGCTATAGAAGTTATATATGAAGGTGTTAAAATAGTTGGTAGTAATAAAATTTTAAAATGGGAGCTTAAAAAAAATATGATGCGACCTAAATCAGATACTACAAAAGCTCAAATGAGTTATGCTATTGTAGCGCCAAGAAAATATAGGGGTAAAATAAATTCACTTGTAGAAAGAATTACTGGTTTTGCTGATATGATACAGCTTACACATTTAAAAATTCAACAAGTAATGTCACGTATGGTGCCAGACGGTGTATACGTTGACGCAGATTCACTAGCAGAAATAGATTTAGGTAACGGGACTAATTATAACCCTCAAGAAGCGCTTAACATGTATTTTCAAACAGGTAGCGTAATTGGTAGATCAATGACACAAGATGGTGATATAAATCGTAATAGATTACCAATAAGTGAGTTAAATTCTAGTAACGGGCAAGCCAAACTATCATCTTTAATAAATACATATCAATATTATTTACAAATGATACGAGATGTAACCGGATTAAATGAAGCAAGAGACGGAAGTGTTCCTGATAAAAATGCTTTAGTTGGTTTACAAAAACTTGCCGCTGCTAATTCTAATACAGCTACTAGACACATATTGCAATCAAGTTTATATATAACTCTTACTATGGCAGAGTGCGTTTCTATGCGTATATCTGATGTAATAGAATATTCACCTACTAGAGAATCTTTTATTAAAAGTTTAGGTAAATTTAATGTTGCAACTTTAGAAGAAATGTCAAATTTACATTTGCATGATTTTGGTATATTTATTGAACTAGCACCTGATGAAGAAGAAAAAGCTAGATTAGAAAATAATATACAAGTTGCTTTACAGCAAAAAAGTATTAATTTAGAAGACGCAATAGACATTAGAGAAGTTAGAAATATTAAGCTTGCTAATCAATTATTAAAAGTAAGAAGAACTAAAAAAGAAGCGCTAGATAGAGAAAAACAAAAAGAAAACATTCAAGCACAAAGCCAAGCAAACCAACAATCTGCACAGGCGGCAGCTCTGGCTGAAACACAAAAGCAACAAGCTATTGCAGAAACAAAAGCTCAATTAGCACAAGCGCAAACACAATTAGATATACAAAAATTAGAGCGTGAAGCAGCAATAAAAAAAGAGCTAATGGAATTAGAGTTCAGATTAAACTTACAATTAAGGCAAGTTGATGTTAAACAAATAAACGAAAAAGATAAGTTTAAAGAAGATAGAAAAGACGAAAGGACTAGAATACAAGCTACTCAACAAAGTGAGCTTATAGAACAAAGAAAAACAGATTCTGCAGCTAAAAATTTTGAGTCTGCAGGATTTGATAATTTAGGTGGTTTTGGACTAGAGCAGTTTGATCCACGTTAACATTTATTAATTTTTATATTATTATATTATGACACAAGAAGAAAAAGTTGTAGAAGAATTAGTTGAAGAAACAACACAAAAACCAACAGAACAAAAAGAAACTGTTGTAAACAAAGAAGAAAAACAAGAAGTTAAACGCGATTACGTTGAAAAAACTGAAGACGGAACTATTAAATTAGATTTAAATAAATTAAAAAATTTTCAAGAAAATGCCGTTCAAAAGCAAAGCACAGATGAGATTCCTTTACGCGACGAACCCAAGTCTAGCGAAGAAATACAGGTTAAAAACAACGAAAAAACAAATGAAGAAATTACCGGAGAAACTAAAAAAGAAGTTGAATCAGAAACTAAAAAAGAAGAAACGCAGGTAATAGAAGAAATAAAGGAAACAAACGAACAACAAGAAGTTTTAACAGAAACAAAAAAAATAGTAGATGTTAAACCTCTTGAAAATTTAGAAAAACCAAAAGAAGAAGTTTCAAACACACCTGAGCAAACTTTACCAGATAATATAAAGTCACTTGTTGATTTTATGAACGAAACAGGTGGTACATTAGAAGATTATGTAAGATTAAACGCTGATTATACTAGTGTAGATGAAAATACTTTATTAAGAGAATATTATAAATCAACTAAACCGCATCTTAATTATGAAGAAATATCTTTTTTAATGGAAGATGATTTTTCATTTGATGAAGAAGTTGATGAACCGCGAGTAATTAAAAAGAAAAAATTAGCTCGCAAAGAAGAAATTGCTAAAGCCAAAAAGTTTCTTGGCGGACTGAAAGATCAGTATTACAAAGAAGTTAAGTTAACCTCTAAGTTAGATCCTAAGCAAAAAGAAGCTATTGACTTTTACAATACATACAACCAAGAACAAACCAAAGTCGTTGAAAACCAAAAACAACAACAACAACATTTTTTAAACGAAACCAATAAAGTATTTAATGATAATTTCAAAGGTTTTGATTTTACTGTTGGAAACAAAAAGTATCGTTATAATATAAAAGATGTTGATAGTGTAAAAAAATACCAAAGCGATATTGTTAATTTCGTAAACGAGTTCGTTGACGATAAACAACTAATTAACAATGCACCAGGCTATCATAAAGCTTTATATTCAGCTAGAAATATTGATAAAATTGTTAATCATTTTTATGAGCAAGGTAAAGCTGATGCTATTAAAGAGACTGCAATACAAGCTAAAAATGTAGATATGTCTCCACGTACAGCGCCTGTTGTTGAAGCGAACGGTATTAAGTTTAGAGTTTTAAGCGGTGATGATAATTCTAGGTTAAGATTTAAAATTAAAAAATAACTTAAAAATATTAAAAAATGGCTTTTAATACATCATTAGGATTAGGTGGTTCATATTCACTTACTCCTTCACCAACGCCTACTGTAAGCGATAATAACTATATCGATTTTACATCATCGGCTACAGCCGGTTGGGCACAACAATATCTGCCAGAGTTATATGAACAAGAAGTAGAAAGATATGGTAATCGTACTATTTCTGGTTTTTTACAAATGGTAGGGGCAGAAATGCCTATGACATCTGACCAAGTTGTTTGGTCTGAACAAAATAGACTGCACATTGCGTATAAAAGTACAGGTGCTGCAGATGGTACAACTAGTATACAGCTTGTTGGTACTTCCGGTACGTGTTCTATTGGTACTGGCTTAACTAATTCATTAAGAGTTGGTAATACGGTAATCATAACTGATACCGCTACTGGTTTAAAAACTCTTAAATGTTTTGTAAGTCAAACTAGTGGTACTGCTACTGGTGGTAATAATACTAACTTTACTGTTTTACCTTATACACAAACTGATTTATCAGGAGGTGATGGTACTGCTGTTGCTTTTTCTGACAATGAGCAAATCAATGTATTTGTTTATGGTTCTGAATTTGCAAAAGGTACTAGCTCTATGTCAGGAGAATTAAAACCACAATTTACACAGTTTAACAATAAACCAATAATTATTAAAGATCACTTTAAAATTTCTGGTTCTGACACTGCACAAATTGGCTGGGTTGAAACTACTGATGAAGCCGGACAAACTGGTTACTCTTGGTATTTAAAATCTGCGGGTGAAACAAAATTAAGATTTGAAGATTATCTTGAAACTTCATTAGTTGAAGCGGTAAAAGGTGTACCTGGAGCGTCAACTGCTGATAGCGCAATTGCTGATGCAGGTGATGAATTTGGTACTGAAGGTTTATTCGCAGCTATTGAAACTAGAGGTAATGTTTTTGAAGATTTAGCTACGCTAGGTGATTTTGATTTGTTACTTAAAAATCTTGATAAGCAAGGTGCTATTGAAGAAAATATGTTATACGTTAATCGTTCATTAGCTCTTACTCTTGATGACATGGTAGCAGGTCTTAATGCAAACTTCCAAGGTGGTGCTTCATTTGGTACTTTTAATAATGACGCTGATATGGCATTAAACTTAGGTTTTAGTGCTTTCAGAAGAGGTTCTTATGACTTCTATAAGTCTGATTGGAAATACTTAAATCAAGCAGACGCAAGAGGTGGATTTGGTGACGTATCTGGTACTTTAATACCAGCCGGTACATCAACTGTCTACGATCAAAATCTTGGTAAAAACATGACACGTCCTTTCTTACACGTAAGATATAGAACTTCAGCAACTGATGACAGAAGATTAAAAACTTGGGTTACTGGTTCAATTGGTTCTGCAACTTATACAGGAGATGACATTATGGAAGTTCACTATTTATCTGAAAGATGTTTAGTAGTTCAAGGAGCTAATAACTTTGTACAACTTAAAGAATCATAATATTAACCCTTAAAAACTAAACAAAATGAGTAAATTCTTAATTTTCATAGATGCAGCTGATGATGCTGCAATGTATCCAGTTGAGTCACTATTAGGTTTAACAGTAGCAGGCGACGGAGCCTTAATTGTAAAATTTAAAAGTTCAATAGGTAAAAGTGATGGCGGCGATATAGTTACATTAACTGTAACCGCTGACACTGAGCTAAAAGTTTTTAAATCTTTAGCCAAGTCTATTTCTGAAATTGGATCTTTTAGTGGTAGCAACAGCAGCTCTTTAGTTGTTTGTGATGATGTAAACTCAGTGTTTGCACACCCAGATATACTAAGCTGTACAATCACACTTGACACATAGGTCAATTAATCAATGAAAGCAAAAGGGGCTTCGGCCCCTTAGGCTTTTATTTTAACTATTTAATTATATTATATTATGGGAACAAAAACAAAAACAAAAACAGCTCCTAAATGGGAGATAAAAGATAGATTTTATTATCTAAAAGGTTCTAATGAACCATTAAGTTATGTGTTGGCCTCAAAGTCTACACCTAGAAAACCATTATTATGGTTTGATGAAGAAAAAGGTTATAACAGAGAGATACGTTATGCTAGTAATCAAAAATCTTGTTTTATA